TTTGCCATCGACCATCATGCGGAACACGTTGCCGCGAATGGAGATGCGCTTACCGCCGCCGTTACCACTGCCACCCATCAAGGCTTTTGTGGTTGCGTCTAATTGTAGGTTCTTCAGGTGGGCAGGTAGTGTGTTGCCGCCTTTAGAAAAAAGTGTCATTTCGCTCATTTGGTTTCTCCAGTTGTTACAGGTTTGGTTTGCATTAAGGCATCAAGGTCGGCGCGATTGAAACGCACTTTGTTGCCTACTCTAAAATGGGGGATGTCCCCCGCCTTGACCATGTTGTAGATTGTCTGACGTGACATCCTCAACATTTTTGCCACTTCGGGCACGGTCAATGATTGTTCAAGTTCCACTTGTGGTTCTCCTTATAGTTACGCTGTACTTGCTGTCAGTGTTCAAACCCATAGGCATAAGCTCGGGGTTCTCTTCCAACAGTTGTTTCATGGTTGTCTGACTGATACGGCGTTCAAGCAGTTCGGGCATCTTCTTTTCCAAGATGAACTTGTGCATTGATTCCCAGTCACTTGTCCAATAGCGGGTCTTCACCGTACGCATTACCGTACCGTGAGTGCTACCAAGACGATCAACACCGATCTCCTTGCAGATGTCCAATAGCTTGGTCTCCACAACTTCCATCTGTGTCTTTACCGTGCTGTCAGCTTCTTCGTATGAACGTAAAAGTTCGGCACGTTTGTCGCGCATCTTGATGTAGACGGCGACGAGTTTATCAACCGATATTGTCTCGGTCATAGCTCTCTCCTTTTTGTTTTGTGTATGGATAATAACATAAACTTTACATTGTCAAGAATATTTCATCTAAGTATTTCCCCGTATAAGTCGATCATGCGATTGTGAATGTCTACCTTGTTCTCTAGCATCTTGTACATCCGGCGTTCTACCCCACTGCCTTGCAAGTGCACCACCACTGAGGGATTCTTTTGCCCCGCTCGGTGAACACGTGCATTGGCTTGTAGGTAGGTCTCGACTGACATCACTGGACTCCAGTAGACGATAGTATTGGCGGCATGCAGGGTTACCCCGTGCGAGGCCGCTTGTGGTTGGATGACCAGTACTTGTAGGTCATCTTTCGTTTGGAAACGGTCAAAGATTTCTGATCGTTTCCCCACCGACACACCGCCATGAATGACGGCTGTCGGGTACCCGTGCTTACGTAAATCGTCTGCGACCACTTCGATGGCGTGTCTGTAGGGCACAAACACAAGCACCTTATGGCTAGACTCTTCGATCACTTCACGTAACACTGCAAGTCTATTGCTTGCATCAAAGTGGATAACTTCTCCTGTATCTGAATACACCGCACCACCAGATAATTGTAGGAGTTTGTTTAAATTCGCAGCGGCGTTGACTGTAGTGATCTCCTCACCAGCCGCTTGTACGATAAGACGCTTGCGTAGTAGCTCGTAGTACTTCTCCTGTTGGGCAGTAAGAGGTACGTCTCGCGTTACGTAAGTCATCTCAGGTAAGTCCAAGCATTGCTCTTTCGTAAAACGTATTGCGGGTTGTAGTGCCTTATGAACAACTTGCTCTGACTCTAACTTGGGCACCCACTTGAACTGACTGATCTTGTGCATGACCTGATCACGAAACCCCCCGTAGAAGCGTGGAATCCCCTCGGGGTTCACTAGCTTGGCAATCCCGTAGGCATCCAGTGGCGACTGCGATGCGGGTGTACCTGTCAGCATCCACAGCCAAGTGTGCGGCTTTATCAGGTTGTTCAACACCTTCCAACGTTTTGTAGAGGGATTTTTATAGGCGTTAGCCTCGTCAATCACGATGAGGTCAAAGCCGCCCTTGATGATGTCAGTGGCAACAATCTCCACCCCGTCATAGTTGATGATGACGTACTCAGCATCCCCTGCGATGATCTCTTTGCGCTTCTCCGGCTTGCCGTAGGCAGTGTCCACCTTGCGGTGCATAGCAAACTTAAACAAGTCATTACGCCATGCCGACTCCATGATAGACAGTGGGCAGATCACCAGTACCCGCTTGATGATGCGCTTTGAGAGTAAGTAGTCCGATGCCCAAATCACTGAGCCAGTCTTGCCCGTACCCTGTTCGTTAAAACAGAACGAGCGCCGGTGCATCGTCAAGAAAGACGCTGTAACTTTTTGGTGTGCGAAAGGTTTATACAGCCCGGGCCAGTTGTATGAAGCGTTGATGGGCGAGGGAACATCTTTGATCTTGAGGTTTTTCAAGACGATGGACTCCTCCAAGTCCCAATTCACCAAGACTTCGGCAATCTGCCCGTCATCTGACAAAACTTTGCTCTTTGGAATCACCGTAGTAATTCTGTCGGGATTGCGTACCTTCAGCAGTAACGCACGGTTATCAATAATTTGCACTCTTCTCTCCAATGACTAACGTCCTGAACACGGTGTGCGTCAGGTTCTTTTTATAAGCTCGGGGCTTCCACCCGACCCCACTTCGCTTTTACGTCTGCGTGTCCAAGACGGTCAACTCACTGTCGAAAGTTTTAAAACATCGTTGACTGATACGGTTATACGGGTCAATCTCATAACCCCCGTCTGCTACTACTCGTACCTTACCTCGCAGACTATTCGAGAAACTATTTTTTCTTGCGCTCTCTCGCACTTACCTCAGACACCACCTTGTGGTTCGATCCGCGCTTGAATGATCTGTTGGCCGATGCGCTCTCAATACGCACACCGTTCTTGTTACTGCCACCCTTGGACAGGGCTTTTGTGTGGGCAACATCTTTGCCTTCACGCATGTCAGCCTTGCCGTTACCGTTGGCATCCTTGCCTTCTTTGTCTAGCTTACGCCTAGCACGTTGTCGCTCCATCCGCGCCTCGTGCGCACCCGCACGTTGCTTCTCTAATTCGTATTCGCGCTTGACGTTTCGGTCAGCGGGGTTCTTGTATGGCATGTCAATTCCTTCCGTTATGGCTACATTCTGATACAGGACACCATGCTTTGCAAGTGAAGTTTTTCTTGGGATTGAACACCCCAGTTTCATACGCTGTTTCACGTGAAACAAGTACATCATCTAGCTTGGCAAAGATATCAAACTTGTTGTGGGTGGGAAAATCCACGGGTATAAAGTCCTTGCAGACTACGAACAATAGCCCTGCACGAACGAACTCAATCTCAGGGTAATGCACGAACACACAAGCGGCCATCAGTGCCAGTTGTTTTGGGTCTGCGTAGCGGCTACTCTTGCCCGTCTTGTAGTCAATGACTCGGGCTTCTTTCTTCACACGGTCGATGATCAGCAAGTCGGCTATGCCTCTATACCAAACATCTTTGTCAAAGAATCCACAAGGTGCAAACTTACCGTCCACCTTCTTGATGCCCATCTTCAACTCACAAATCTTTTCCCCGTCAATCTTCATCAGCTTCTCTAGGAGAGGCTCCATGTACTTGTACTGCTCGGGGATTGGTGTGCCATCCCGCACGTACTCTTCTGCGGCAGTGTGTACCGCAGTGCCATACAGCATTGCTTCACTCTCAGGCTCTTTGATATCTTTCACCACACGTAGGTGGTAATACTTCTTTGGGCACTGATCAAACAATGTGATGCTTGAGTAACTCCATGCGGGTGCTTTGTTCATTCTTCTCCATCCCATTCATCTTGAGGCCAAACCAATATAGGGGTATCAATGCCTAAGTAACCGCCTTCGATGTTGAACTCGATGAACTCACGGGCTTCATCGGCATCCATGCCATCACGCATGAGAATCTCCCTGATTTTTTCAGCGTCATACACCAACACACCAACACGTTGTTGGTCGCGCCATATAAGCGCAGGGCCGATGATCGCTTCATCGTAGTGGTCGTACTTAATCATTTCTTCATGCTCCTAATAACTACAGTAAAACTGTCAATCGTGTCTTTACCAAACACAGTCATCTTCTCAATCTCTTTGGCAACTTCTTCTATGGTGTCGTTGCGTGTATTGTTCAGTTGTTCCAGTGTGTCAAGCAGTACTTTACGCACGGCTTGGTAGTCTTCTTCGTTCATGTGTTCTTCTCCTTTAGTTTTGCTTCAATCTTTCGCCCCATCTCCATCGGTGTATCGTCCATGTCTATGGCATCCATCATCTCTCTGTCAGTCAACCCAACCCAAGGGCGAACGTAATCTTGAATGTCATCGTCTTCTTCGTTCATATCTCTTCTCCTTTTCTGCGTACATTTCCCAAACAATTTTTGCGTTAGTACCCCAAATATCCCCAACCAAATACTTCAACTCTTGATACATATCGGGGTCTGCGTCTTTTAAATGCTCTACCCATTCAACGTCAGAAACCATCGGTTTAAGATCATCCCACTTCTTACGTAGCTCACGATCAGCTTTGTACATCTTCTCTTCTACTTCGCGCCTTTGCTTGAATATGGCATGGTCACGGTCGATCTTTGCTTGTGCACGTGCTTCTCTCTGCTCTTCGGCTCTTGCCCGTTCCTCTGCCCATCTTGTTCTAGCAGATTCTTCTTCCGCTTTCTTCTCCGCTGTTGTTTGGTAGTACCCAATCAACTCTCTAAGAGTATCCCCCCGTGATGGATGCTTCAAGTTACGTAACGCCTTGGCTTCAATCTGCCTGATACGCTCACGTGTTACATCAAACCTAATGCCAACTTCTTCTAGTGAGTAATCTTGTGTCAGGCCAATCCCAAACCGCATACACATTACCTTCTTTGATCTTGGAGTCAATGTATTTAACACCTCTTCAACAACATCAACCATTTCTTTCTTGTGCACCTCTTCTACGGGGTCAACATACTCTTTGTAATCATTCTGTGGGCACGGCATCTCGGGTAAATCTTCATCACGTAAATAACCGTACGTGTAATACACTTTCTTTAGTTCATCACTTGCACCCACAAAAGTACCATAGGGTACGGTGTGCCCTTTGTACGTGCTACCGTGTTGTCTTCTTTTAACAGTCTCCATAACTCTCTCCTATCCCTGCCTCGCAGTTCAATGGAATGCCATCTGCCCATGACGGTACAAATCGCATGCACTCCATCACATACGCCATAGCTTCCTGTGCTTCTTCTTTTGGTGCCACACACGCTACAGCATCATGAACAGTGAGTACCACACGATACTTCCTGCTAATCTTGATTAGCTGTTCGCCAATGATGCAACGTGCCAAGCCCTGACAAATGTTCTCTGTTAACTTGCCGCCGTACAGCTTCACCGCGCCTTTGCGTGAATCATAAATATACTGGTCTTTTCCATCTTTGTCTCGTACTTTTCGTAAATTTGGGTATCTTTGATACAACCCGTTTGGCATGAGGATTCCCTCTGCACTTATGCTGATACACCCATTACCCCACGTAGCGGTACGCTTCTTACTCATAGCATCAATCGCCGTGGAACCGGACTTCCATAGGGTGGGGATACTAGGATAGGTACCACGGTAGGTAGAGATAATCCTTGCAGACTCCTCTGCACTGACCGACACGCC